AGAACCGTCCGTAGCAAGACGGGAAGCTAGCAGAGGCCCCTTCTTCGGAGGGGGCCTCTGTCGTTGTCAGCCGAACCGTGCCTCCATCTGCTGGATGGCCCGCAGTTGGAGCATACGGATGTGATCTTCCCACTCCGGGTCGTCGTGCCCGTTGAAGCGATGGTTCACGAACCTGATGGCACAGGGCGGGCACGAGAGCACGCCCCTGGTGTCTCGCTGGGTCGTGTCCCAGGGAAACTCGTCAGGTTCCCCGCACACCCGGATGGTGGGGAACCAGAAGCCCTTCTTGCGGCACACGTTGTAACACGTCACCTCCGAGTTCGGCCCCGCCTTGCGCTCCACTGGCACCAGGGTGTACACCCACAGCCCTTCCTTGGTGGTCGGAAGGGCTGTGAGCGTGCGGATCAGCGTGCGGGTCATCCCAGGAGGCCGACGATCTTGGACCGGGGGATGATGATGACGATCACGTCGTCGTCGCCATTGGTCATGACTGCTGACACAACAGCAGCGACGGCCTCCGGCTCGCCCTCGGTGAGGTTCATGATGGCCGTGATCAGGTCCCGCTTGCCGAGGCCCTTCGTATCTATGCCCTGACCTCGTGCGATGCCGGTGAGTTCGGGGACGCCCATTTTTTTCAGTTCGTCCTCTGTGTACACAACAGCCTCAGGTAGCTCCTCGACCGCAGCTACGACATCTTCGGCGGTGGGGGCCGCAGCCCTCTTGGCGGCTGCCTTCTTGGTGGGGGCAGCAGCAGGAGCCGCCGCCTTCTTCGCCGCCCCTGCCTTCTTGGTGGCACCTTTCACCGGCTCAGCAGCCACTGGTTCGGCATCCCCTTCCTCCTCGGCCTCCCCGAGGCTCAGCTTGCTCATGGCCCCGTTCAACTGGAAGACCTCGACGTCGGAGTCGATGGCGTTCTCGATGAGGGCCATCAGCGGCTCATCGTCGTCGGCGTCATCGGGGGGAAGAAGAACCAGGACGGAGCCGTCCTCCGGTTCAGCGGCCCCACGGATCTCCAGGATGCGCTCCAACATCCGTCCGTGAGGGTCTTCGTTCTGCTCAGCCGTCTGAGCGCCCTCGACGGCAGCGTCAGTGGCCGTGATCGTCTCGAACCACGTCTCGGTCTTGTTGGCCCACTCATAGATGACGGTGTCAGCCTTGGTGGGTTCGTCCTTCGCTTCCAGCAGGAGCCAGAAGTCAACCCCGTCAGCCGTGGCCTTCGCTTTGAGATCTGCGAGAGCCTTGGTGATCTCGGCGTTGGGGCCTACGCCGTTTCCGGCAATGGCATAGAGCATGTGCTCTCCATTCGTGCAGGTAGAAGCCCAGTTACCTTCGGGACGGACCCCGAAGAACACGGACTCTAATCCAGTCCCGCAGGGCCACGATCACCTGGTCGCCTCGGTAGAACCCGAAGGCGATCCCGGCCACGGCCGGTCCCCACCAGGGACTTTCGCTGGTGAGAGCCAGTCCACCGCAGGCCAGGGCGATCGACAGGGCCATGTAGAACCAGGCAGGAGCGGTGATGCCCTCGGTGGCGACCCGTACAACCATGAACACACCTAGCCCCACCAGGACGAACACCATGTTCGGAACCCTACGGCACGAAGATCTTGGGTGACCAGTCCTTCAAGGGGTGCCCAGTATCCGTCATACTCAGCACATCCCAGTGGGTGTACACTGCCGTGCCAGTGGGAATCCAGTCCTGCACGAGGCCAGGCAAGGTCATCTGGCCGTTGAAATAGCCCCCGAACAGGCGTGCTGCCGTCACATGGCGGTTGTTGTAATAACAAGAGTAGGACTGGTGGGCCTGGCCCTGCCACGAGAAGTCGTAGGGCGCCCCGGTGTCGGAGTCCCCGGCGAAGTAGTCGTGGAGGGGGTCGGTGGCCTCCAGCAGGCACAGGTCGAAGTCGAAGGACCCGTCCGAGATGATCTGGGGGATCACGGCCACACAGTCGTCGGAGGGCGCCAGGAGGTCGTCATACCGTGCCCAGTCGCTGTACAACGTCCGCTGATGCCCCTGGACGGTGGTGAGCACGCTGTATGTCTCGTCCAGACACACGAGACTCAGGGTGATCTTGGTGCCGGTGCCCTTGCGCACGTAGGCCGAGAACCGCATGCGGCCCTGGGTCGGGATGGAGAGAGACTGCACCACCTTGCCCGCCGCCCGGCCGAAGTAGTTGGACGCAGGCTTGTCCACACCACCCAGAACCCTGGCGATGGCAGCATCTGAGCGCCACCCGAAGCCGCCGACATCTTCGTAGCTCGGGTTCGGAATCAAGTTGACCCGCTGCGGATAGAGGTAGACGTGCTGGATGCGGGCCGACTCCCACGTGGTGGGGCCAGGAGACTGCACCACCGTGCCCCCGGCTACGTCCGCTGTGGTCCCATGCGTCACGTAGGAGAACAGCACCTTAGGGGTGGCGGCGATGCCGACGATGGCCCCTGGTGACACAACATTGCCGAACATGCTGTCGGTGACGAAGAGCCAGGGGTTGGTGAATCCCGCCTGGCTGCCCGCCAGGTACCAGACACCAGCAGCCACGAAGGTGGGCTTCGTCAGTGTCAATGCGTAGTCGGCCCCGATCGCCACCTTGGTGAGCGGCGCCGTCACCTGGGTGTTGGCGGTCCGAGTGATGCGGGTATAGCCGGTGGCGGCGTCAAGCTCCTGGAAGCCACCCGACAGCAGCAGTTGGTCGAAGGAGTCGGGGCTGGTGTCAGTCGGCACGGCGTAGCTGTAAACCAAGGCTAAACCTAGGTTTGTCCCGTTGAAGTTGAGCGAGCCGTCCGCCAGATGTGACAACAGATGCTGGTTCACGTAGGTGGTCATGCCGGATCTGGCCCCAGTATCGATTGTGGGCTATTGAGCAGCTTGGTGGACCCGAGGGTCAGGTACACGTCAGGCGGCAGCGGCACGATGGCCCCACCCACGCCCTTGATGCTGGTCAGCATGGCCCCCATGATGTACCGGGCAGTCATGGCTGTCGGTGCATGCCACCAGATGCAGGGGATGATGTAGCCGCAGATGCCGCCCGCTGGGTCGGTGACGAGGCCGTCGCCGCCCGAGGCGATGATGTGCTGCATCCGGTACTTGGTCCAGGCCCCGGTGTCGGACAGGTAGCCGTTGGGGGCGTAGGTTGTGGCGTCCTGGTAGACGCCCTTCAAGACGCCGTTGGTGTCGTAGGCGACCCACGAGGCGACCACCTGAGCAGTCGGGCCAGCGGTGGGCTTGACCATGTTGAAGCTGAACTCCCACAGTTCCCCGCCTCGCACCGGGATGCCGAACTGGATGGCGTCCGGCAGGCCCCCAGTAGATCCGGTCGGGCTGAGGCCACAGACGATGACGAAGTCGGTGTAGAGGTGCGTGGTCGCCAGATCGATGATCTCCATGATCCCCTGCCCGGCGCTGGGCACCGGAGGGATGGGCGGGCTGGCGTTGCCGGTGTACTTGCGCAGGACCAGGTTGGCCCACTGGTCCCCAGGCACCGCAGGCGTGGCGTGGGAGATGGCGTTCTGGAATGTTGTGATAGCAGAGTTGAGGAACTTCTGCCAGTGCCCCACTCCATTCACGAACTCGGCGTCGTCCGGCGTGAGCAGGGAGTTTCCTCCCGTTGTCACATCACAGCGGTAGTTGCTGGCGGCGTAGATGAACGCCTCCAGGCCGATGGAGGTACCCCGCAGGTCCTCTAGCTGGGTGAGGCCACCCACCAGGGTGCGGTAGCGAGCGCCGCCGAGGGCCTGCTCGATGGGAAGGCCCAGGTTGGTGCCCAGTAGCTGGACGAACTTCAAGGGCGCCCGGTCCGGGTCGTAGACGTTGAGCACGCCGTCGAGGAGCGTGCGCTCGTAGTCGTTGTCATAACCCAGGATGGCCGTGAACTTCCGCAGCGGTCCGTTGCGCCCGTCAGCCGCCTGCTGATCGTCGGTGGACTGGTAGAACTGCGGGATCAGGCTGAACAGCTTCTCGGCGGTGCCGTAGTTGCGGGGCACCAGCAGCGCCACGGTGGCCGCAGCCAGCCAGGTGGGGGGCGAGCCGAAGTACAGGAAGAGCGTGTAGTAATACCAGTAGCCCCCGGTGAGCGGCGTGTCCATGACCATCTGGCTGAACTGGTCCGGGTCGTGAGGATCGTGGCCCTCCTCGTACCAGACCGGCACCCCGTCCAGCGGTGTGGTGGGAGGCCCGAAGGCACCCCGCACCAGTACCGCCTCAACCCACGGCACGGTGGGGGGAATCCGCACCGTGACGAGGCCAGTGTCATACCCGATGGGCATGCCGTCGAGAGTGGTCCCGTCCACGATGTCGAACGGGACCTGGACGGGGCCGTACCGCAGCGCTCCGTGCCATCCAGCGGTCGAGCGGACGACGTCGCCGCCGATGGTGCGCCGGATGGTGAAGGGGCGGAAGTCCGTCACGTCAGGCCCCCGATGGGGGTGAGCACGAACTTGATCGTGTCGGTGGTGTCGAGCAGCGGGATGAGGATCGGGCTGGCCGTGAGGTCACCGATGGCGGGAGCCACAAGGGTGCTGTTGTCGGCGGCGTAGAACTGCATGGCCTTCAAGACGATGTAGTCCACCCCGGTGACGGCCAGCGCAGCGTGGTACACGTCGCCCTGGGAGTAGAACTTGCCGAAGTCCGAGGAGTCGAAGGCGAAGAGGGCGGTCATGGCGTCCCGCACGCCATTGGCCACGGTCAACTGGCCGAACTCCTTGCGGACGTGGACGTCGAGCGCCAGGTGGATCTGTTGATACAACTGCTCGGAAGTGCTCAGCGGGTGGACATCGACAGCGGTGCCCACCAAGGCCCGCTCGGTGAGGTAGGTGTCCACCGCTGCCCGCAGGTCAACCGAGGGGTAGCCCCCGCCCACCGGGGCGATGTACACCTTGATGTTCGTGTAGAACTGGCCCGTTGCTGTGGCCTTTGCCACACCGGGTACCTGGTGGGCCAGGTCTGCGAAGTCCTGGAGGGTGATGGCCCGGTCCCGGAGCTTGGCCGCTCGGGGGATCGAGTAGCGCATCTGGTCGATCGACTCGTTGTCAGCGCCGCCGTTGCAGGGGCTGTCGGCGGCGTTGACCACGCTCACGCCAGCGATCGGTGGTGTGATCTGGGTGATGGTGCCCCCGGCCACGTTGCCTCGTGCCCCGGCGCCGTAGCGGTAGGAGCAGGTGACCTGAGCGCCGTTGGGCGGGATGCGCCCGGCCACGTTGTCTCCGAAGACGATGTGCAGGAACTGCTGGTCGTCCAGGTAGGTGGTCCACACCGAGGCGTCGGGGTCGGCCACCACCAGGTTGTCCACGTAGCTCCACTCGATGACGGAGGTGTCCGTCTCCTGCACGTAAAGCCGGGTGCTGCGGTGGATCACCCCGGCGTTCATCAGCACGTACTCCTGCATGGGGGCGCCGTTGGAGATCGCCACGTACTCGGTGGCGATGGTGCGGCCCTCGTTCACACCGATGTCAGCGGTGCGCACCGACTGGCCCAGGTAGGCGTTGGTGGTCGTCTCGAAGAAGACGGCCCCCTGGCCCTCGCTCTGGCCCGTCTGCACCACGGTCCCTGACGGGATGGTGGTGGTGCTGTTCAGGTAGGCGGTGTCGTCCAGGGTGAAGGTGACGATGCCCGAGGCAGCCTGCTGGGCGATGGGGGTGTACCCCAGCATGTCGGCTATGCCGAGGACGCTCTGACGACGCTGGGCAGTGGCCAGGAACGGCTCGGCAGCGACCCGGTCGATGTAGTAGTTGGTCACGTCTCCGACGTAAGCAAACAGTTCTAACAACAAAGTTCCGAAGTCGGTTGTCTCGCCCACGGTGACCCACTCGGGCATGAACCCCCGGGCGGCGCTCACCAGGAAGGAGACGAGAGAGTCGTAGTCCCTGTTCGTGTAGTCCATCTCGATGGGTGCGGTCATACCGAGGACTCCTCGCTCAGGAAGTTGGCGACCGGGATGCGCAGAGAGCGAGCCTCATCGAAGGCCCCGGCCGAGTAACTGACGTCCACGAAGAGCCTGCCTGGCTGGAGAGGGTCCGCAGAGAACCTGACGTCCCGCAGGTTCACCCGGGGAGCGAAGGTGGTGATCCGCTCAGACACTTGCTGGGCTGCATCAGCCTGCACCAACACGTCAGTGGGATCGAAGAGGGCCGCTTCCATGTTGGCGCCGTAGGTGGGGTGCATGACCCGCTCGTTCTCGTTGGTCATCAGCACGTCGATCAACTGCCCACGGATGACCTCCGGGTACGTTGTTACAACAGAGACGTGCCCGTAGATGTCGATCTGGAAGGGGAATCTGAGCGCCTGCATGTCACCTCCAGTTCGAGATCCACTGTCCAGCGCCCGACGAGCGCAGAGTGGGCGGGCCACGCTTGTCACTCAGCCAGAACGGCCGGTACTGATACCAGTTCATGCCCCGCTCAGCCTGCCGACCCACGGTCAGCACGGTGTAGAAGCGCTTGTTGAGGCCGATGTCGTGCTGCACCCCACTGACGTACCACAGACCGTCGTAGGTCGGGGACATGGTTTGCCCCCGCTTCGAGGAGATCTGCACCACGGTGCCAGGAGAGGCGGTGGCGTCCCCCTCGATGCGAACCTCGGCCTGCTGGGGCCACGGTGGGTTGTAGAAGCCCTGCTGGATGATCTCGGCCTCTTGTTGTGATGACGCAGGCATGTCGGTGGCGAAGCGGCCCACCAGTGCCGACCCCCAGGTGTTCTTCATGACCGAGGGCTGAGCCGTGAGCCTGGCCAGCGGCGGGGTCAGCACCACGGCCGACTTCCCGGCCAGGTAGGCGGTGGTGGGCGTGCGGTAGGCCGGGTCCTGGACACCGACGCTGATGGGCACGTACTCGACCACGGCGCCCGACCCGAAGTTGCCCGTCTCGGAGGCCGAGAAGTCCGGGTCCATGCTCCCGCTCAGGAGCTTGCGCACCGGGAGCATGCGGTAGGCGATGTCCCGGTAGTCGATGAGGCGCACGACACCCTGGTCGTAGAGGATGCGAGCAGCCAGGCGGTTCGCCATGGCCAGCAACATCTCCCAGTCCGACTCCGAGGTCTGGGCCAGAGAGCGCCACACCATCGTGTCGTTGCGGAACTCGTCGGAGAAGCCCAGGTTGGCCTCGCTCACGATGCGCTGCATCATCTGCGTCAATGTCAATGACGTGAAGAAGCGGGGGACGTTGCCCTTCAACACCATCGAGGCCCCGTAGCAGAAGATCTCCTGCACGGTGACAGTCTGGTTACCCACCAACCGCTTCTGCGGCATCACGCTGTTGACATAACCCTGGAAGGTGCTCTTGTTGCCGGGAGTGCCGTAGGCGAACTCGATGCGCTGGTTCGGTAGCTGATCGAAGTCCGTGGCACGAGTGCCGGTGACCACGAAGATGCTGGCGGTGTCGTGCTCATCCTCCTTGCGGGTGAGCGTGCCGTGCGTGGGAGTGACCAGGATGGAACGCTCGTTCACCCGGATGTCCCCGATGACGGTGGTCGGGCTGCGAGCAGGCTGGACCAGCGAGGGGGAGGTAGTCACGACGGCACCCGCACGGACTGGCCAGGGCGGGCGTCCCAAGGGTGGAACACCTGCGGGTTGGCATCAGCGATCACCCACCACCGCCGAGGGTCGGCGTAGGCGGTGAAAGCGAACAGGCTCATGTCGTCCGTCTCCTTCACCAGCGCCACGGAGTAGGGGCTGGTGAGGTAGGTGACGGTGTTGAGGAACACCGTGAGCTTGTTGCCCCGGCCCACGTCAGGGTCCTTGGTGGTGACCCACAAGGCCTCGCCCTGGGTGTAGCGGGAGGCAGCGGTGATCATCAGAACCGCCCAGCCAGAGAGATCGTGGACCGGGCCATCACCATCTGCGGCGCCGGGTTGCTCGGGGCAGCCTTCTGCTCGGCTGGCTTCACCAGCGGGATGGGCTGCGCCCGGATGAGGTGCGTGTACGGCTTCATGCTGTTGCCGTCGCCGTTGACGATGTGGTCCAGGGTGTAGGTGTCCAGGTGGACCTTGTTGTTGGGCGGCTTCGAGGTGTTGGTATGCAAGATCTCGTAGGTCTTACCTGCCTCGATGACCGCATGGATGAAAGCGATGTGTCCGTTGGGGCCGGTACCGGAGCGCAGGATGCAGTCCCCGGGCCGGATCTGACTGGTCAGCACGGTGAACACAGCGCTGGTGGAGCTTCCGTTGTTCTGAGCACGCATCATCTCGTTGCTGAACCAGTACACGTACCAGGCGCTGGGGTTGTTCTTGATCGCTGTCTCGAACCCGTTGGTGTCAGAACAAGGGTCGATGCCCAGTGTGGGACCCCACCCGATCACGCAGAAACACCGGGCCACGAAGCTGGAGCAGTCGAAGGCCAGCGGGATGTTGGAGTCCGGCTTGTCGTAGCTGTCCGCTCCAGCGTTCGCACACCGGGTCGCCCCGGCCTCGTAGTTGACCTTGCCGATCCAGTGCTCACCCCAGGACATGGCGTCCCTGGCCCCCTGGATGTTGAGCCGGTCCTTCTCGTCCTGGCTCTTGGCCGTCACCGTCGTGGGGTCCACTGCTCCCAGAGGCCCCGCCTGGTATGCCGCTGCTGAAGCTGAAGAGGACACCGCTGCCTGGTCCGAGGCCTTCAACTGGTTCAGGCTGCCGAAGGCGTAGAGCCGCATCTTCAAGTCCAGCGTCATACGAGTAGGCGTCATGCGGTGCGAGAACTTCTCGAAGGTGGCCCGCACGTCGATGATGTTGCCGAAGTAGACGATGTAGGGCGAGAAGATGACGGCGATCTTGATGCCGGGGTTGAAGATCAGGCTCTTGCTGGACGGGCCTCCCGCCACCGTCCCACCAGCGTCGTCCAGCGCCTTCAACGCCTCCTTGGTCATCTGTCCGGCTGGGGAGCCACCTCTCGACAGCAGGTCGAACACCGCCAGGTCCACCAGACAGCCAGGGTGGTTCGGGAAGCGGTTCACCTCCTCCTGCCGGTCGAAGACCAGAGAGAAGCCCACCTCCGTCTTCAAGTACGGCTGCGTGTCCTCATTGTTCACCGGCCCGTTGGCCTGGTTGGTGAGGTTGAGGAACTGCTGGATGTCCTCCAGCGCTGCGTACGTGCGCTCGATGAACTGGGGGTTCCACATGAAGAAGAGCCGGGCCTTGTAGCTCTTCGACGGGTCCGAGGCGTTGTCAGTACTCGCCGGGTTGGTGTCGAAGCGGCGCATGTAGCCCCGCAGGATGCGGTGCGGGATGGCCGGGTTGCTGCTGTTGGCCATGTGCCCCGGAACCCGGGCGCTGGTGCTCCCCACGCCGATGAAGGGCGGGTTCTGCAACTCCTTCTGGGCTGCGTCGGCAGTGACACCACCTGTCCAGTCCATGCGCTCGTAGAGCGCCACCTCCCCGAACGTCTCCTTCTCACTGGGAGCCTGGAAGGGGTTGTAGCCCGGGGTACCCGTCCAGCCGTAGGGCGGTGCCCCTCCGATGTTGTAGCTCGGGCTGCGATCACTCCCCGAACCGATGTCGGAATCAACGCTCATCGTGTGGCCCCTACTGCTCGACGGACTACGGACTCGATCTTGGGTGCTAGTTGCCGGGCCAGGCCGTCAAGGTCCATGGCCCCGCCGCCACCGCCCGAAGCCGAGATGTTGAAGGTGGCATTGAAGACGACCGGCGAGTGCGTCACGCTGGTGGAACCGCCATTGCCACTAGCGCCGCCCGAGGGATCGCCGTAGCCACTGGGCCAGAGGCTCTGAGCCATCGAACGGGCGGCGCCGATGGCATCGTCGCTCACGTTGTACGTGTTCGACATGCCCTTGTACCCGCCCCACGGCCGCAGCGTGTTACCGGAGCGCTTGTACATCTCGAAAGCGACTCGGGCGGCGGTGGCGGGATCGGTCAACTGGTTGGGGTCGTCAGAGCCGGTGACCGCCTTCAAGGTGGCCCCGTTGGCGCCGGGGGCCACGTTGATCTGCCACAGGCCCCAGGAGTCGTCTCCAGTGTTGGGGTTCAGGTTGTGCGCACCAGGGACGTAGCTGGACTCCCGGGAGGGGATGGCCATCATGTTGACCAGGTCGTCACCCCGGAAGCCTGCGGAGTACAGGGCCTTGCCCACCACGTCGAGGCCCACAGCATCCGGAGAGCCACCGGCAGCAGCGGCCATGGACGGTGCTGTGACAGCAGCCGCACTGGAGCCACCTGCACCCTGCTTTGCTGACGCCGAGGCCACCAGGAAAGCGTTGTGCTGGGCTGATGTCTCGGCTGACCACTGCTGGAAAGACTCAGCGTCTCCGACTCCGCTCAGGGTGCCCGCCACCTGCACGTGCCACGGCTCACCCAGGTGCCCAGCGGTGTCAAGGCCGAAGCGCTTGGCGTTCTTGGCCAGCCACCCGTACTGCGAGGCCGGGCCGATGTCGGCAGCGTTGCCCTTGGTGTGCTGACCCCGGCCAGGGCGGGCCACGTTGGGGTTCCCGGACTCGTAGAGCCGCTTCTGCTGCATACTCGTGCGATAGCCCGAGTTGACCCGCAGAGCCGGGTTCGCCGCCATCATGGTGTTGACCCGCTTGCGCACGTCCGGGTTCATCTGGGACGTGCCGTTGTCGCCCGGATCACCGATGCCGAAGAAGCCCGCCGCCCCGCCGACGAGGCCTCCGATGGCTCCACCGATGACCGTGCCGCCGCCTGGCTCGATGAGCGTGCCGATGGTGGCGCCGATGCCAGCGCCCTTCACCGCCCCGCCGAGGGCGTTACCGGCGTTGCCCGCCAAAGGGCCAGCCTTGCCGATGCCCTTGTAGACGCCGTTCATGGTGTCATCCAGCTTCTCCAGGGCGGTGATGAGGCCCCTGGCAGCGCTCTGGAAGTCCATGTACGACTGGTACTGGGCGTTGCCCATATTGGCTTCCTTCTGGGCGTTCCTCGTCTCCGTCTCCTGCATACTCGTAGCGAGGCTCTTGCCCCCGGGCCGGACCTGGTTGATGTCTCGGGCGGGATCGAAGGTCTTCTTGCCGGTGACGTCGTAGGTGGCCTGGCCGATGGCCCAGTCGAACCACACCTGGATCATGTCGTCGGCCCAGCCGGTCTGGGCCAACCAGGAGTAGAGATTCGAGCCAGGCATCCGCTGGGCGATGATCTGGTCCTTGTTGTAGGGCACCCCGTTGTGGGCCTGGCGCACGATGGAGTCCAGCAGGGCCTTGAAGATGTCCTTCTGCGCCCTCGGCGCTCCACCTGGACCAGTGGGAGTGAGGGCATTGCCGAAGACCATCCGGGCCTGGTTGATGCCCTGCACGTTCCGGGACTGAGCCGTGAGCATCCCACCGGCCTGCTGGGCTGACATGCCGGGGTTGAGAGCCTGGAGGCCCTGGATGTTCGCTGCTGCCTGCTGGCCTCGGGCACCAGCCAGGCCGGTGCCGCCGTAAACGTTACCGATCTGAGCTTGTTGTAACAACGTCTGGCCGATGCCGGGCAGATCCCCGTAGAAGGGGGCGTTGCGGGAGATCGCTCCCATCTGGTTCCGGGAAGACACACCACTCGACAGGGCGATCATGCTGCCCGAGGTGTCGAAGGCGCCGGTCGTGGCCATGTTGCCGGTGAAGCGCCCCATGGCCAACTGCGTGCCCTGCTGGATGGCGCTGCCGATGATGTTGGTGATGGCAGCGAGCGGGCTACCGCCACCGCCGCTCAGCGCAGAGAGGCCACCCTTCATACCGCCGCCACCCATGAAGCCCTGGACGAAGCTGCCTGCCATGCCGCCCGTGGTGGGCGTCTGGGCCATCGGGGACATGGTGGAGACGGACGACGAGGCGGGCATGAGGCTGGTGGCCGGGGTGCCGAAGCCCGCCCCCTTGGCGTTGCCCAGGTTGGTCTTCATGGCGACCAACTCACGGTTGATGCGAGCTAGTTCGTCAGCGAACTTCTTGGGCGCTGTGGACAGCCGGTTGAACTCCTCACGGAGCCTGCCCAGCCCTGTTGTGATGTCACCGATCTCACGCCGGAACTGCTGGAGGCCCGGGATGTCGAACTTCAACGAGGCCTGAGCGGAGCCGCCACCGAAGGCACGGAGGGCACGAGAGAACCGACCCCCACCGCCGCCGCCACGGCCGGAGTTGAAGTCGAATGTCCCCCCTCCGTACGGCTCGCTGCCGTCAGCCATTCCGGTCAATCCTCCACTTGATCAGAGCGACCCAGAACTCTCGCTCCCTGGCGGGCATCCGCTTGATCTCGGTCAGGTTCCACCCCGGGTAGTGCTTGGCGATCCCGTCGTAGTGGACGTACAACATCGCCAGGTTGGGGCTATAGAAGGTCGGCCCAGGTCGGCGTGAACAGACTTTCGGCGCCACACGTCGCACAGGGCAGCTTCACCTCCTCGAAGTACGGCCCCGGCTGCTTGGTCAGCAGGGCGTCCAGCAGGTTGCGCCGATCGAGAGCGCCGAGGTCCCGGGAGTAGTGCATGGGGTCCACCAGCGGCTTGCCGTTGACTGTGTTGATAACACGGCTGAGCAGGACGGTGTTCTGCTCGGGCAGGGTGGCCCGAGGGTTCTGTGCGGACGCCGCCTGGTCAGCACCGTTCACCAGGCGGTACCGGATGTTGTCCCCGTTGCGGCAGGTGAACTCGTAGTCCATGGCGAAGGGATCGTCCATGGTCCGGATGGGGACGTCCTCCTTGATCGAGAAGGAGACATCGTTGATGGCGTCACAGGTGGGGCACTTCACCGGCACCGTGCGCTGGTCGCCGTAGGTCACCCGGAGGATGTTCAGGAACAGCAGTTCCTTCTCGCCCACCAGGAGGCTGTCGATGAGGGCCATGCGCTCGGGCACGGTCAGGCCGGATAGCTCGTGGGGACCCAGCACCTCGGTGCCGTAGGTGAGCACGGCGTTGAGGTACAGCGTCGGGTTGGAGCCACCCATCATGCGGGCGATGTACTCCTCGTCGGAGCCGGTCAACTCCCTGACCGCCGCCTTCTGGTCCCAGTCCTTCCCGACGAAGACACCCCGGAACAGGGTGACGTTGGTGTCGGGAGCCTCGCTCATCAACGGCTCTTCGCCGTGAACAGCGCTCTGGATCTTGCCCACCTCCAGGACCTGCTGCTCGATAGGCAGGCCCTGGAGCCAATCGGAGGAGACGTCGGTCATCAGGCGGCGATCGCATCCTGGCCGAAGAGGGTGTCGAAGCCCTCGTGGTGCATGGTCATCTGGCTGATGAGCACGGCGTTGCCCATGGCGTCGAGGTCGTTGTAAGCGACCGACCCCACCCAGCAGTTGTACGCCACGAACGCCAGCCGGGCGCCGTCCGGTGGGTAGGACGCCGCAGGCGAGCCTGACGCCGCCCCCACCGTGATCGGGTGATCAAGCACCCGTATGACGGTGGTGAACCGGAACTGGGTGTCGGCAGCGAGCGTGCCACCACCCCACTGCACGGCGAAGATGTTCTTCGCCAGCAACCACATGCCCGGCGTGGTGTACATCACCCCCTGGATGAGCGTGAGCGGACCGAAGTCCGTCTGCCCCGGCAGCTTGTGCGGGTTGGTGTTCCACCCGCCTTCTCGGTAGGGAATCGCCTCTGTGGTCATGTTCAGACCGGCCACGTTGGTGAAGCCCATGTTGGCGACGGCGGATTGCAGGGTGGGATGGATGATCTGCACCTGGAACTTGAAGTTCCTCATCGGGTCGGTGCGGGACCGCACGTCGTAGGGCATGTCTCCTCCTATGCGGCTTGGGTGGCGAACTCAGCGGCGACCGAGGCCCCGGAGTCGAACTGGCTGACCCGGATGACCACGAACTCGGCGGGGTACTGGAGGGCCACGCCGACTTCCATGCGCACCTCTCCGGACTGGACGACCTGCGGGTTGTTGAGCGTCTTGTCGCAGGTGATGTAGTAGGCCTCGGCAGCAGTGCTCCCAGCCAGGCCACCCCGCTCCCAGACGGGCTGGAGGATCTGCTGAGCGGTGTTCCTCAGCGCCGTCCACAGTCGCTGGTCGTTATTCTCAAAGACCGCATACTGTGTTGACAACTTCAAGCTGTCCTCGATGAAGATGAGGGTGCGCCGGTCACCCACGAACCGATCCGGGCCGTACATCTTGCGGGTGCGGGCACCCATGATGCAGATGCCCTGGCCCTGCACCGCCCGGATCACGTTGATGTTGGCGTTGTTCAGCGACCCCAGGTCGGTGTCGGAGAACTTCACCTCGGTCGCTACCGCTGTCGCCAACCCAGCCGGAAGACCGGCTGCCGACCGCCAGGGTCCGACCGTGGCGTCCATGCGGGCCATCACACCCTGCACAGAGCCAGACGGCGGGATGTTGATGGTGCCCCCGGCACGAGCAGGGTCCGGCACCGTGATCCAGGGGCAGTAGATGGCGTTGTACGAGTCGCTGTTGGAGATCGACTGCGCTCGGGCGGTCACCTTGGCGACGTAGCCCGTACTCGCCGCCTCGCCGTCCCAGATGACGAAGCAGTTCACCCGGCCCTGGTTGAGCGCCGTCGAGACGTTCTGCGCCGGGGGCACCACGTAGGTGCCATCGGCCTTGCGGAAGGGCTGGAACGACACCAGCAGAGGAGCGTCGATCGTCCGCATGGCGTCCGTGACGGGCGTGGCCACGAGGTCGGCAGCCAGTGGGGTGCCTGGGTCGCTCCCGTTCAGCAACGGAACCGTCGCTGGAGCGGGGTCGCCTGTGGGATTGGCGACCGCAGGCGCCACCGCTGTGATGTACGCCGACCCGGCCAGCGGATCGTTGATCGCTGCCAGCGCAGGTCGGGTACCCGCCACCCCGGTCATCGAAAGGTTGGTGAACGTCTCCAAGACCTGGCCGGTCGAGATACGGCGCACCTGGAGGGAGAAGATCGAGTGGTTGCCTGTGGCAGCCGAGGCCGCAACCGTGGTGGCGAGAACCACTTGCAGGTCCTCGGCCCAGTTGCCCACACCGTTGGCCTGGACGGTGAACACCTCCTTGGGCGTGGGGGTGGCAGCGTCCATCACCGGGTTCTTGGCGATCGTGCCCCCGGACCCGCCAGCGGTGGGCAGCACCCGCACGATGTAGGCGACCCGGCCCCCGTTCTGGTAATACGAGAAGACGGCGTAGGGGAGATATGACAACAGCGTCGAATCCACGGCAGGAGCAGTCCCGTCCGTGACCGTCACCGTGTCGAAGCCCCCGAACTGCTGGGCATAGTCGGCCCAGGAGTCCACCCTGGTAGCGACGTTGGCTGGTCCCTTGGGGGCCACCCCTGCGAAGACAGCAACGGCGTTGGCCGTACCTGTCTGGTTCGGAGAGGTCTGGAGGACTTCCTCCAGGTACACCCCCGGTCGGCGGTAGTCACTCACGTTGACCTCCTAGGTCCAGTCATGCAGTGTTTCCCATTGCTGGGCAGTGTCCTCGGGTAGTACCTGAGCGCCTGTTCGCTGGTCCGTCATCCGCAGCAGCAGCTTCTTGATGCGAGGCTGGAGCGTCAGGTGTTCGAGCCGATCCTGCGGGATGTCGGTCTGCACCGAGATGGTGTAGATCTTGCGGAAGATGCGCTTGGAGGCACCCTCCTGCGAGGGGATGTCGGCCGGGGTCCACGAGATCGTCTCCATGCGCTTCCACACCCCATCGGCCGGGCAGTGCAGCCACGAGGGGTGGGGCATGACGATGTCCCTGAACATGCGGGCCGTCAGGATGCGGTCGTGGGCGACGTTGTCACACCACAGGCCCAGTTGGAAGAAGAGGCGGTACTGGAGATAGTTGCGCCGCAAGAAGAAGTCGGGCGGGTCCTGATCGGTCAGCCCGATGTTGGGCGACGTGGAGGGGTCGTACAGCCGGTGGCCGGACACCTCCCCGGTGTTCGAGTCCTCCTCCACCTCGGAGTCCCGGTAGAGGGCGTACTCCGAGTGCCACAGGTCGTAGGCCGGTTCGATCCCGATGAGGTCGATGGTGATGTACGGGTAGGTGATCTGCGTGGCCGAGTCGGGGAAGCGGAACCAGGTGCGCACCGGCTTCTCGGTGCCCCGGCCGTCCGGCAACCTCACCGTGGCCTCCAGCATCTCCTTCAAGGCGTCTTCCTCAGCCAGGAGGAACCCGACGTGCTCGGGGTAGATGGGCGGCGGCGGGGGTGCCTTGCGAGGGCGGGCGGGGGTGCGAGCCGAAGCCATCAGAACCCGTTCTCCATGAACGCCTGGCGCATGGACCAGCCCATCTGGGTCACCCCGTTGAGCACGCCCATGCGGATGAGCGGGATGGGAGCGTCCACGGTGTCGCCGTACTCGACCCGCACCGCCTGCTCGTAGCTGCGGTTGTGCCAGGGCACGCCATAGGCCAGGTCCCCGTCCTCGTCAGCCCAGTACTGGATGTCCGGGGCCATGGTGGCCCACCGGGGGTCCTGCGCCGCTGCCGCCTGCATCCGGGAGTGCTGGTCCTCGATCGCCTCTTGGGCCGACTGTGTGACAACAGTCGCTGCCCGTTCCACCACATCCAGGAGAGCGTCAACAAGTTCGCCGCCACCCTTCACGTAGACGTGGTTCGAGGGCACCACCATGGGCGGCTCTCCTGTTCTGGGCAAGTGGGCCGGACCCAGCGTGGGTGCCGACGCCGGGAGCGTAGCTCAGCCCAGAGCGCCGTAGAGGGTACCCAGCATGGGGAGGGACACGAGCACGGAGCCGTCCGGGTCGTCGTGCGCTATGTCCATGAACCGCTTGACCATCTCCTTGGCCAGAGCGTTCCGGCCCAGAGCGAAGGCCAGGTCCACCTGAGTCTGCGCCAGCGAGACACCGAGGTGCCGGATCACCACCTGCTCGATCGACTCTGGAGGGGCTACCACGGCCCCGAGTTGACCGCCGCCACCGTCCGAGGGTTGTACGCCACCAGTGTCCATTGCATGAGTAATAGCCGAAGCTCGATCATCTCCATGCGCCAGTTGTACCCGTCATACCCGGGGACCTGCATGAGGCCAGCGACGAAGATGCCCGAGTTGGTCTGGTAGTTGCCGGGCCGGATGGTGGGATTCGTCCCCGCCGCCCCCTGATCGACACCCACGGCGTAAGGGACACGGAATGAGGTGTACTTGCCGTTGTAGACGGTGTTCCCGCCCTGCCAGGCGTTGTTGTAGTAGATGCCGATCCACCACGTGTGCGGGTTGATGGTCCACGCACGGATGCCGGTGAAGAGGTAGCTGTTGCCGTTGCCATCAACGCTGGGGGCCTGCACCATCCAGCCCTCACCTTGGGTGGACCCCAGCGGTTCGGTGACGACGTCGGAGTTCCAGTAACTGGAGAAGTTACCGTCGATGGCCTTGCCGAAGCCCCACGTGCTGCCGTCGCCCAGCGCCGCCGACGTGTAGGTGTAGTAGTAGGGCGGCGTGTACTCGAACTCGTTGCGCCAGTCGTAGACCGGGATGTCATAGACGACGTAGCTGTCAGCGCCGGTCTTCCACCGCAGCGGTCCCGCCCACGCCGAGTCAGCCCGGCCACCGCTGGCATAGCGGGCCTTCACGTACGCCTGGTACTGCGTGTTCTGGTTCAGCCCGGTGAAGTTGTAGGTGCGACTCCCGGCAGCCACCGAGACGGGGTAGCCGGGGTACCAGTTCCCCGCCGAGTCTGTTAACACAACTTGGAAGTCACCCACGTTCAGCCCATTGGTGGGCAGCGTCCAGTCCCACGCCACCTGGAAACTGGAGTGAGCGCCGTAGTTCGAGGGCGCATCCGGGTACATCCGCAGGTTGGTGGGCGCCGTCATACCCGGAGCGCTGTAGTCGGCCACCTTGTGCCAGATGCTGTCTGCTGACGTCGGCGGATTGCTCGGCGGGCTGCTGGCGTTGATGTCACCCAGGAAGGCAGCCCCTGGAGCCAGGTAGAAGTCATCGATGATGCCGCCGTTGGCCGAGTGCCCGCTGGTCAGCCGCACGGTGTCGATGACGGTGCCGGTCCCAGCGTTCTTCGTGTCCTGATTGATGAGGTTCAGCACCACAGTGCCGTTGATCCGAACGACGACCGTGCCCTGTGTGTCATGGACCTTGACCTGCACCTCGCAGTAGAACCAGGTGCCCGCAGCCGGGTAGGCGGTGCCACTGCTCGTGTTGCCCAGAAGAGCAGCGCTGGCGCCCCGCCACACGAAGATGTCCCGGGCATTGCCCAACTGCACAGCGACATGCAGCGTGGCCCCAGCATCGCCGTAGAAGCAGAGCACGTTGTTGTCGGCGGCGAGCGTGGTGAACTTGGCGGCGAAGCCCACCGTGATGGTGTCGCCCTGCTGGCCAGCAGGGATGGCATGCGTGCCACCACCGTTACCGATCGAGAGACTGGTGCCCTGGTAGCCGTTGCCGGTGCGACCCCCGGCCACGCTGGCACCTGCGCTCCAAGCCGACACGTTGTCGAACGGGTCGAGGAAGGTCCCCACAGGCAGCGCTACAGCCCCCGGCGTGGGCGTGCCCCTGATCCAGGCGTCGAGGCACATCCGCCAGGCCCCGTTGACCCGGATGTACAGCAGGCGCCCAGCCGGTGACGTCTGCCACGCTGCGGCGTTGCGGACCGAGACGGTCATCAGCGACGAGCGGCGATCTCGTCAATCTTGGCATCGACGTTGGCCATGATGGCATCGAGCCGGGCCTTGACGCCCTCGGCCTTGGCGCCGAGTTGGACGAAGAGGCCTTCGACCTCCTGGATGAGGCGAGCCTCGATGGCGTCCAGCGCCGCCATGACCCGACCAGTCTCGGGGTCGGGCGGGTTGTCGGTGCCTTCGGGCGGGAAGTAGATCTTGTCGCTCATGGGTCCTCCTAGTAGGTGACGTACAAGGTTCCGTCAGGGGCGTTCAGCGACCCTGGTGGCGTGTTGCCCGCCACGGCGACGATGCCCGCCACCATGACCGACGTCTTGCCTGTGATGGCCAAGTTGGGCTGCCCCACGAAGTTGGTCACCCCATTGGCCGTGATCGTGCCAGCGAAAGTGGTCGGCGGGTTGACGGCGAGGCTCGCCCCATCGATCTTCAACGTGGAGTCCGACCCCACGCTCACCACCCCGGTGCCGCCACTGCGATGACGCAGCACACCGAAGATGCCCACCGTCGCCAACTGTGCATCTCCACCATTGACACTGCCACCCGCCACCAGGCCGCTGGCCGTGAGCGTGGTCGCCGTGATGGCCTGAGCGCCGAGGGTGCCCCCCACGGTCAGCCCCGCCGTCACATTTACGCTATTTACGCTAAGGGCGCCTGTCAGTGTCAGTCCCCCAGCGATCGAGACGGGGGAGTCGATGGTCAACTGGGTGGCATCGGTGGCCAACTTGACCGTCTTGGCGCCGATCTTCATGGAGATGCCGGTGGTGTCCCCCACGTAGCCGATGCCACCTGTGCCGACGACGTTCTTCACCGTGTTCACGGAGCCGTCGTTCATCAACTGGATGCCGGACCCCGCTCCCTGGCGCTTCAACGTGACGCTGGTGGCGTCCGAGGTGACGTTCAGGTTGGGGTACCGAATGGACTCCCACGCCGCCCCGTTCCAGAAGTCCGGCGCCCCGGCCACCGACCCCGCCTGGAGGATCGACATCATGCCGAAGCTCTTGGCCACCGGGTTCATGATGGTGTCACGTGTTGCGACATCAGGGAAGGGGCTGACGATGCGGTTGCGCAGCCATTCGGCGTCCTGCTCACGCCAGTTGTCGAAGCCGTTGGCCCAGTCGGGCCAGACCGTTGCGGTAGCGGAGCCGGGGGCAGCCATCAGTCCTCCCTCAGAGGGTTGAGCACCGGAGGTCGAGTGTTGGGCGGGAAGTCGAAGGTGTACTCATCCTCGGGGTACGTCTCGGTGCAGGTCACCCCGACCACGGTGTCCACCTGGATGCGGCCCCGGATCTGGAAGTTGGACACCTCCCAGTATCGCCCGTCGTAGTACACGACGTCGTTGTTCCGGTCGTCCATCCAGAAGTCCTGGAGCAGGCCCTGGTCCCAGACCCGATGGCCGTGGGCCTCTTGCTGGCCGACGCCCGACTCCATGAGGGCCACCGCCGACACGGCGAAGCGCAGCGTCACGTAGGGACGGCGCCCCTCGGGGAGGTACTGCTCCGGAGCCTCGCCCTGGTCGATCCACAGCGTGGCTACGCTCAGGCCCCGCCTCCAGGCCTTGCCCCCCTCGTTGTAGACCCGGTCATAGTGGCTGTTCTCGGTGTCGAACTTGAACCAGATGACGGCCTCACCGATCTCGTTGTGATAACGAGCCATCTCCCTGGCGATGTGAGCGGCCTCTCGGCGGGTGTCGATCATGGCAACCCACTCGTACCGAGAGTGGTCCAGCCGCCGTAGCCGATGCCACCAGGCGGCTCAGGCATGTAGACGGCGTCGCCCTCGCCGTCCTGGAGGCCCGCAGGGATGGGCGGCAGCAGTCGCAGCGGAGGATGGGGATCATCCACTTCCCGCTCCCGCAGGATGGGCACGAGGCGGTTGGTGAGGTAGGCCACCCGGCGCAACCAGAACTGCTCCACCTTGTTGAGGCCCACACCCAGCATGGCTGCCTCGTCGGTGTAGACCTGGGCGAGGTGCCCCGCCATCTCCGTCGCCTGGCGAAAGCGCTGCGTAGCGGGGATGCTGATGCCCTCTGGTGTTGAGACATCAACGTCGAGGGACAGTTCGGCCATGAGGGCGTAGTACGCCTGAGCCGCAGCGCCGGTCGCCAGCACATCACACTCGACGGGCGAGAAGTCGCTGCCGTTGTCAGCCTTGTCGGAGTCGTAGAGGTGCTGGTTGGTCATGATGCCAGCGGCGTACTCCAGGTCCTCGTCCAGGAACCACTCGTAGTAATAGCCCGAGACGCCCACGCCGTCAGCGATGGTGTTGGGGTCCCGGAACTTGATGATGCCGTTGCGCTGGTCCAGTTCCCAGGTGTCTGGGCCAGACGGGATCTCCGTGGAGTCGGGCTGCCAGACGGTGATCTTGTCCTTGTCCACCAGGGGGTGAGGCAGCCGCATGGTGTAGATGGGCGCCGCTGTGTAGGGCACCTCGAAGTAGTGCCCGAAGTCCCTCAGCTTGTAGCGCACCTTCTGAGCGATCTCAGCCGGGGAGCACATGGACCTTCTCCTCATGGAGCTTGCGGGCATCTGCGAAGCCCTGGCGAATGACGTCGATGACTGCCTCCTCGTCGGCCAGGTCGAAGACTACGGACAACAGGACCGGCCCGTAGGTTGTCGTAACACGCACGCCTTCGTCTTCGGTGACATCGACCCTGACCTGCATGTCCACCTCCTCACCTCACGGGTAGAGATACGGCCCCTGATGCGGCCAGGGGTTCGAGTCGAAGGAGTAGACCGGCCAGTTGCTCGGCGGGTACAGCGTGGGTGAGGTGTATTGGGGCAGCACCTTGACGTTGCCCTGGTACCAGGTGTGGGCCTCGTAGAAGTACGGATCGAGGGTGCTGGTGTGGGCCTCGGACTGGAGATCCCACTTGAAGTCGCCAGGCCACGACGTGCCGCCCCGAAGGGTGACCCAGGTGCCAGTGCCCTTGTCCGGATCGTCCTCCACATACTCAGCGGTGCAGACGAACTCCATGATGCGAGCACCCATCGGGAAAGTGGGAGGCCACCAGTAGCCATAGTAGTAATAGTGTGACGTGCGGACCTGGGAGCGCCAGGTGGTGTACTCCCACAGCGCCTGCGTGGAGCCGGGATCAACCTCCACCCAGCACACGTTCGGGAAGAAGAACTTGAACTCGACGGTGTCTCCAGCCACCCACGAGAGGTCGTAGCTCGTAGGGACCTGCGAAGATGCCCCGCCGTCAGCGGCTCCTGTCCCACCACTTGCGCCGCTGACGGCACCCGGGGCGTAGCCCGAGTAGTCGGGCACCAGGGCCTTCGGGTACGGCGGCACGAACCACTCCGCAGGGGCGACGATGTCGGTCATGCTGGCTCCCACTCCGGGTCCAGGCCTGGACCGCCTGGCCCCTTGTCCACGATCTCCGAGGCGTAGGGGATCTCCTCCAGCCCCTCGGAGGAAAGCTCCACCGCTTGCTGGATGATGCCCTCGTCGGGCTTGCGGTAGGGCATCAGATCTTCACGAACAGGTACATGCCCATGGCGGGCGGGCGGATGTCGATCGGAATCCCAGAGCCGATGGTGTTCTCGCTGATGGGGTGCGAGTGCGCTGCGCCCCCGGAATCGATGGCGAAGCCGTGGGTGTGGTTGCCCTGAACGTCGGTGGGGTGGTCGTGGTTGGACCCCGCTGTCGTGGTCTGGATGCCGGTGGTGCCGTGCTGGTACACATCGACGTTCACACCCGTACCCGGATCGAAGCCCACGTCCCAGGGGCCATCCAGCAGCCGCTTCGGGCCACCACCGATGGTGCGGGTCACGTAGGCGTCGGCGTCCGGGGGCGGCGGATGCGAGTGCCCCGGGTCGTAGATGGAGTGGTTGTGGGCGCCACTGGGCTGCACGGTGGTGTGGCTGTGCGCCCCAGCCGGGGTCTGGCTCACCGTGTGGCCGTGCGCCCCTCCTGCGTCCGTCGTGGGACTGACCAGATGCTTGTGCGGGGGCAGGTTGGCCACGGTCAACTGCACCTGGGGTGCCACGTTGCCGAACCTCACACCGGGAGCGCCCCAGCCATAGAAGCAGTCCCGGGCGTCGGGGAGCTTCATCTGGGTGCCACCAGGAAGCTGCCAGTCGGGCCGGGCGTCCCACAGGCCTCCTGACGCCGCCTTGGAGATGGTCTGGCCGTTGACCAACAGCCATCCCGCTGGAGCGGTGGTCATGAAGCCCATCATCGTCATACCGGCAGGGATGGGCACCGTCGAAAGCTGCACCCAGCCGGTGGTCTGGTAGGCCCAGATTGACCCGTCAGTCAGGTTCTTGTAGAGGTCCCCGAGGGTGGCCGTGCCCGAAGGGGGACCAGCGCCCTGGAGGAAGTTGGTGGCGATGATGTCGCCACTGACGTTCAGGTCCCCGACCGCTGCGATAGCGGCAGCAGAGAGCGTGCCCGCCACGACCAGGTTGTCCCCGACCCGCAAGGTCTTGGTGCTGGTGCGCTCCAACGCCGTGCCGTCGCCGTCCCACACCATGCGCCCGTTGAAGTCAATGTCGAACAGCGGGGCCAGGTTGGCCGGGTTGCCGTTGTGGAGCAGCGACCCGGCACTGACCGCCGTCACGAACCGCTGCATCAGCATGAGCCGCTTGTCGGTCACGTCCCCGGCCTGCGGGTAGTTGCCACCTGGCCGGATCATGATGGCGGCGAGCACCGTCACCGTGTCGTCGTAGTCGGGGAAGACCGGGTTCGGGTCGGGAGTGCCGACGATGGCACCGGCAGTCCCGCCCCCATCCACCGTGATCAGATCGAACCGTGGTGACTGGGAGGGTCCGGGCAGGGGGACCGTCCCACCCGTCCGCACGAGTGCCCCGTCCACCACGGCGACACCCGGCGCCACGGTGATCGTGTAGCTCGATCCATTGACACTGACCTTGCAGGCGTTCGGGTCCGAACCAAGCACACCGTGGCGGATGTTGCCCAGCATGTTGAAGTCGAGAGCGTCAGGCTCAGCCAGGTCCAGGTTGGCCCCGGCCGTGACGGCGTTCTGGACGATGAAACCGGCCCTGTTGACCATGTGTGCTCCTACGTCAATGTCAATGGGTCCCTACGCCTGCATGTGCTCCAGATGTGACAACAGCGTGGAGCGCTGCTTGCCCGCTTGCTCGGCGGCGTAGATGTCGGGGACCTGGTCCGGATGCTCCTCGGCGTACTCGATCACCTCGTCCACGGTGTGAGCGGCGGGGTCGTAGCCCACCTCCACCTCGGGCGTTGACTCCTCGGGCTTCAACGCTGGCTTGCTCATGTCCGGCTCAGCGCTCCGCTCGACCATGCGAGGCGTGCCCGCCGTCGCCGTGGCGTTGACGGTGTAGGTGCCACCAGCAGGCGGGCCAGCACCCGCCGCCACCGTGCAGATGATGCTGACCGCACCGGCCCCGGTGAAGAGCACCGTGCCGCTGAACTTGTCGGGCTGCGCTGCGGGGCTGCCAGGGCCGGTGAAGGTCCAGTCGAAGTCGGCAGCCGGGCGGGCGCCGGGGTTGGGCACCGAGAAGGAGAACTGGAGGCCGTTGGTGGGACTCTTGGTGGCCTGGGCAATGCCGCCCCCGGACGACGGGATTGACGCTCCCCCGCCTTCGGTGGTGTACATCGTGTTGGGGCCGTGGACAGTGACCAGGCTCATGGGTTACCTCCGCTGTAGGGCTTCGTCGTACCGGATGGGCATCTCCATCAACTGATCCCTTTCATACAGGATCTGAGCCACTCGCTCGGGAACCCTGTACCTCGTGCCCGCCTTCATGTTGAAGTGGTTGTCGGGGAGGCCCACCGTCATCTCCTCGATGTCGGCGTTGGGCCGCACGACCCAGACGGCCTCACCCAGCGGCTGCTGGATGGGTAGCTCCTGCACCTCGTCCACGACCTGGGGCGTGCCGAACATCTCGGCCATGGTGGTCATGCCGGGCGTGACCTCACCCCCCTCGACGGAGGGATCGACTGTCTCTGGCGTTCCTGCGGGCTGGCGGGCTGATGCCATGGTTGCTCCTGTTCAAGGCAAGAGGGGGACGGCCGAAGCCGCCCCCCTCTGTGCATACGAGTGTGCTCAGTTGGTGACGAGGCGAACGACCGCCGAGTCGGTGATGGTGCCGAAGCCCCAGATGCCGTACCACGCCAGGGCGTGCTCACGACCGAAGTCGAGAACGCCGCCGTCACGAAGCTCGACGGGGAGGCTGATGGCGTGCCCGAAGGCGTTGTCCCCGACCATGAGGCCCTCGTAGGTCGGAAGACCCGCAGGGCCACCGCCAGGCCAGTACTGACCCCACCCGGGGGTGGCGACAGCGCCGGGGCCGACGTAGGCGTACTCCAGGTTGGTGTCCACACCAGCACCACCGAGGTTGGGCGGGCCGACACCGGAGCCTGCGGGCTGCGGCTGGTCGATCGACACGTCCGGCGTGGCCGGAGAAGCCACACCCAGGGTGTCCTGCCGCCAGTAGGCCTGGGCGACCGAGGGGTCGTCGGCCAGCGTGGCAGGCCACACCGTCTTGTTGAACGGGGCACCGATCTGGGTCGTCTCGATGAAGACGACGTCGTTCAGACGCCCGATCTCGCCCAGCATGAAGTTCCCGGGCGATGCGTACTTGGTCACCTCGATGAACTCCGGGGTGTCACGCAGACGGCGGCTCTGGTGGGGATGCACGAAGCACACGTACGTCTCGCCCATGCGGGGGATGTTCTTGGACGCCAGGACCTCGACGGCGTCCTTGATCGTGTGCATCGTGAGGAAGTAGCCGCCGCCGCCCGCCGTCACAGCGGCGTAGCTCGGGGCCACCGTGCCCGGCTCGTAGACGCCGTAGCCGGTGTTGATGGCCGTGGGCTTGGCGTAGCCGTAGACCTCCGACGTGGAGCGCTGGAGCGAGGTGCGGGCCTGCGTGTCGATGTACAGCGCCATGTTGCGACCGAGGAGACGAGAGGCCGAGGCCATGACGTCATCGAACGATGCGTTCAGGAGCAGTTCCGTCACGGCGACGCCGAAGCCTTGCTCAGCGACCTTGATCTGGTACTGCTGCGCCGACAGGGCGTAGGTCCGCATGCGGACGCCCTCAACCAGCGGTCCCGACGGGATCGGCAAGTTGTTATAACGCATGAAGTTCACGGTCAGTCCGGGCATCACCCCGAGTTCGGTCTTCTTGATGGCGAACTGCTCGAAGCGCAGGACCGGCATGGCCTGAAACAAGATCTCCTTGCTCCAGATCACCTGGATGGCCGGACCCATCATGGTGGTGCCAGTGGTGGGAGCGACGCCATAGCCGGTGTTGGGGTTGTTGTTGGGGCCGGTCGGGCCGTAGTAGCCGACAGCGCTGGTGTAGACGCTGGCGGGACCGCCACCGGCGACCTGCTCGGTCCCAGTGACGGCGGAACCCGATGGGAACGGGGAGCCGAGGGCGGTATCTGCCATGAGAATCCTCTCTTGTTGTGACTACTGCGGTGGTGCTTGGCCGCTCTGAGTCGCATAGCGCATCAGGCGGTCCCGGTACTGGCCGTACGTCTTGTTGTCCATGCCCTTGATGTCCTGGATGCTGATCTGCTCAACACCAGGCTGCTGCTCCATCGGACCACCCATGGACGGTTGGCCGGTGAGGGCCGCTCCACGAGCGAGAGGACGAGCATCCGTCATGGCCTCTCGGAAGTTGGCAGCGATGGTCTGGGTGCGCTGCTTCATGTCCTCGATGGCCTGGTCGATCTCGCCCACGGTGTTGCCTTGGATGAGATCACGCAGGTCGGGCAGCAGGAACTGCTCCTCCTGCTCGATGCGGGCACGGCGGTAGTTCTGGAGTTCGTTCCACTCCCGCTCCCGCTCGAAGATGGCCTGGTCCCGCTGGCGCTGCTCTTCGATCGCCTCGATGCGCTGGTTCCACTCCTTGTCCCGAGTCTCCAGCAGGGTGCGCACATCCATCTCGGCCTCGGACGCCTGACGGGCCTCCTGCGCCAGACGATCACGCTCAGCCTGCGCAGCGGCCTCCCGCTCTTCCCGGTCGGTGGTGAGTTGCTGTAGCTGCGCCTGCATCTCGGCCAGACGGCCGTCCGTCTCTTCCCGCATGCGGGCGACGTCCTCTTCCGAGTAGAAGCGACCGTTCTGCGGTGTCGGCCCCGGTCCCGTCTGCCCACCCTGCACGATCACGAGAGGACCGTTCTGTCCAGGCTGCGGGGGCGGCGCCTGCACGTCAGCAGCCGTACGAGGCTGCGCAGGCTCGACGCCCTGTCCCTGGATGAACCCACTCCCGGTATCCAGTTGGCTCATGTTGTCATACCTCTTTCAGGCCCAGTTGTGACACTACTCGCTCGAAGTGTCGGTGGTGTCGTAGTCCATCGTCTGGGGCGGCATCTCTTGGAACGCACGCTCCATGATCTCCTGAGCGAGTGCAGGATCGATGGGTGCGGACGGCACTGCGCCGCCCTCTGGTGTCAGGATGGGTTGTCCGTCCGGCGTCATACCCGTAGTCGCCATCTGGAACTGAGCGGCCTGCATGCGGATGAGATCGAGAGCGCCTTGCTCCTTGATGTCCTCCAACATCTCCTCGAAGATCTCCCGCAGCTTCTGATCGGGGAACTGCTCGCCCAGGTCCCTGAGCGCACCCTTGCGGGACTCCAGGCTCATCGCCATCAGGGCCTGGATCTCGTTGATCTTCAACAGCCGGTCCATCGGCATGGGATCGGGCCAGAAGATCTCGGTGCGGTAGGTCAGCGGGTCGGAGGGATCAAGCGCCAACGCCTGGTCCGGCTCGGGCCGCACGCTCGACAGGTAGGGGTTGTACTGGAGCGCCTGCGGCTCGAAGACTGCCAGGTGCAGCATGATGTGCTCGTTGATCTGCTTGAAGAAGGGCGTGTACTGCACCTTCTTCTGGTGGTACCGGGGCATCATGCTCTGGTACTGCATCTGGAGCGCCACGCCCGAGGTGTTCGAGATGGGCTGTACCTGGCCCAGCGCACCCATGGGAATGCCCATCATCTCGTGCATACTTTGCTTCAACAGTTCCATGTAGCCCAGCGGCCCGGCGAAGTTCGTCTCCAACTCCAGGTTGGTGACCGAGGCGTCCTTGTTGCCGATGGCCCAGATCTTCTTGGGGCCTTTCTCTAGCCCCGCCGCCTTGGCCCCGATGATCACGGTGACCGGCGCCGAATGGTAGTTGATGATGTCCGAGATTTCGGTGGCCTTCTCGTTGTACTCACGATTCAGCGTGATGATGTCGTTGATGTCACCGAGGCCCCACGGCGACGACGCCACCGGCAGGTTGGCAGCGTGCGTGATGGGGATGGTGCCCAGCGGATTCTCACGGCGATCGATGAGTTCGTCGTTGACGTACTCCTCGATCATCTGATCGGTCAGAAGCTCGACGTACGTGTAGACCTGACGGGTCCCGTCCTGGGCAGTCCCCCAGAACTTATATTTCAAGCGAAACCGGATCATCTTGTTCTTGTCGTGCGGGTGGAACTCCGGGAAGCAGAACGCCGGGTTCAGTGGCAGGATGCGCACCCGCCCGTTGTGAACACGGCCAGCCGGGTCCACGTAGGCCTCTTCGTAGGCCACCTTCACGAACACGTCGCCACTGACGGAGCCAAGCTGGCCGATCTCCCACAGCAGGCGGCTCTTGTTGTTGTCGATCTCCCACACCCGCTTCATGAGCGGGGGGATGATCAGGCCGGTGGCCTCGGGGGCATGGAACTCGATGCCTCGGCCGAAGGTCCAGTTTGTTATGTAATCACTGAACGCCCTGACGAAGTTGAAGGTGAGTTGCGGCTCGCCCAGTTCACGCCGGTAGGCCCAGTGATGACCCAGGTACCACGCCCAGTTGCTGGCGTAGCGGTTCATCCGAGGGCCATGGACCTCGAACTCCTCATCGGCCAACTCCACCAGGCCCAGCGGGGACACAGCGATAGCCAGGTCACTGACTGCGGCTCGGTAGGTCGGAGGGTTGAAGTTGATGCTCACCCGAACAACTCTCCCTGCACACCACGAGCAGCCGTCTTCCGCAGGGCTAGTTGCCGGGACTGTGACAACACCGCAGCCGGATTGACCGTCTCGGTACCGCCTTCACCAGCATGGAACATGGTCTGAGACTTCTGGCCCCGGCCAGGACGCAGCGGGGACCGCTGGCTGGCCTGATGTGCCGCCACTCGACCTTCGTACTCAGCGTCCTTGCCCCCACCGGCCTGACGACGAATCTCGGTCCACACCACGCCCTGGACACCCACCGAGGGCACGATCTCGTCGTTGCGTTTGCCCAGTTCAGCCCCGGTGCGCTCCACCGACTCCTGGCCCCAGGCGTGACGGATCATGGCGGGCGAACCACCCTTGACGATGCCACCAGAGGTGAGCTTCTTCTCGTTGGCAGACCCCGCTTCCCCTACGCCGAACTTGGCCGGAGACTGCCAACGAGCCTTGCCTGACCGCCCGGTGTCCACCACCTCGGGCCGCTGGCCTGACTGCGCCGCCTGCATCCAGGTGTCGTTGGCGATGGGGTGGTGCGGGTCCAGGATGCCCTCGGTAGAGGATTTCAAGCCGAAGGTGTCCATGCGCTGCTGGCCTGGAAGCTGGCGCAGCACGTTGTCCATGCGCCCCAGGAACTCCTCGTGGACGTGCTGCTCGGAGGGGTCGCTAGAGCGGATGGCCTCTCGGTAGCTGTGGACCTTGGGCGACCCATGGGGATCGATGGCGTCCTCGGGCGCCGTGTTGCCCCGCAGGACGTCGATCGACTTGGTGACGTTCTCGGTGGTGCCACCCTTGGCCATGGGAGCCAGGTTCACGTCACCCTCGGTCTGGACGTGGCCCCGCACCTTGGGCGCCTTCAACGCAGCGAACTGGTGCGACTGCATCTCGCCGGGGTGGACCGATCGGCCTGTCCAGTCAGCGATCGACTTGTCCTCAGACTCCTCCACCGCCTGCGGTGACACCTTGACCCGGGCCGTGGGGTCGGCGTGAGCACGAGCCAGCGCATGCACCGCTGCCAGTTCCTGCACAGGGTTGTTCTGTGGTGACATCACCGTGGAGCCGGTGATCACCCGCTCCTTGTCGATGCCCGTCTCCTTGGAGACACCAGCGAGCTTGCCGTGGTGCTCGAAGTACCAGTCAGCGCCCAGATCACTCAGGCCCATCACCGGCCGGTCAGTGGGACGGCGGTCGGTGTGCATACCGGGCAGGCCAGACTCGAAGTCCCGATGCCCCCGCTCCCGGCCCCGGTTGACGTAGCCCGTCTGCGACTCGACAGCGTTCTCCATGGTGATGTCACGGTCCACGAAGGCCCCGGCTGCCTTCATGGCCTTGTGCGTCACCAGACGACGAGCCGACTGGTCCCGAGTCTCCTCCGAGGCGTTCGGGTCCACCGCCTGCTTGGCCAAGCGCCGCATGATGGTGCGCTGGCCCGTCTTGGCGTTGCCCAGGCGGGACATGCGCTGGTCCAGCTTGTTGCGCCCCTGGGGCGTCAGATCCTCGGTACGCAGTGCTCGACCGGGCGGCGGGGTGACCCGGCTGTCCGGAGGTGGCTTCTTGCGAGCAACCATCAGTGCTCCAGCCGATGCTTCTTGGTGTTGTAGGCCCGCAGGGCAGCGGGTTCCAACGCCGGGGGCATGTGGGTGCCCATCAGCCCCTCAGCACGCTGGAGGACGTCGGGCTTCATCTTCTGCCAGAGCAGACGGAAGTTCTGCGGGCGGCTGGCGTCCTTCTTCAACGCCAGGCTCTTCGGTGCTATGACAACCGGCCGTCCCCTCGGAGCCGGGCCGTACACACGGTCATGGACCGTCTGCGAGGTCGGCAGTTGAGTCCCGAGGACCCGCATGCGGGAGGACGGCTGGCTGTACGGCATCAGTCCGTGACGACAGCCCGGTTCGGGCGGCGCTGGATGGCGTTGGCGCCCATCTCCCTCTCGAAGCCGTGCCCGAACATCTGGGCACCATGGGCGAACTCGCTCAGAAGGGCAGGCGCCTCGATCCACGTGGACGACCCCATGTGGACCCGCTCACGCTGCGTCTCGCCCGCACCCTTGACACAGGTGACGGGCCGCTCGTTGGCGCAGTCGGCGTACGCACCACGCCGGAAGTCCTGGGGCACGTCGGTGTCGGTGGCGATGCCCTCCTCGAAGCGGAGCGGCCCACGGCGCCGGTCGTTCTGAGCGACATCTGTCTCGTACTGGGCGCCCCGGAACTTCTCGGGTCCCAGCGGGGGAACGGGGGCAAGGCCCATAGCTACCTCCAAGGGGTGGCGGTCGGCGCCATGTTAAGCACGTTGTCGCAGCAAGATGGGTTACCTCCTGCTGTAGAAGGGTGACTCGATCACCTCGACCTCTGGTGTGGCCTCAATCATGGAGGCCGCACAGGCCAGTGCGATCGAGTCCACGTAGTCGTCGTGGGCCTCGGCCTCGTTGGGCGCCTCAACCAGCATTTGCCCTGCTCGGAACACCTTGATGACGTCAGCCATCTGGCGCCGGAACCTCTTCCAGACACGAGTACGGCGGGCCTTGGAGTGGCCCGGATACACCAGCAGACGCCTGTCGAGCAGGGTCTGGAGGTTCTTCCAGCGGATGCCCTGGGCCTTGGTGTCAGACCCCATCGGGATCACCTCGGCCCGAGAACCGAACAGCACCTGCAAGCGCTCGGCCACGGCGCTGCCCATCGCCTGAGCGTCCACGGCGATGTAGCTCAGCCGGTAGTTGTCCAGGAAGTCAGCGATCTGGAAGTACTGCTCCTCCCACGGCATGTTGTGCAGTTCGAGCCAGTTGAGGATGCGATGCTCACGGAAGCCGAAGGCGTCGGGGAAGTCCCAATCCACCCAGCACACCGTCACCACCGTGGAGTCCTTGATGCGGGCCGGGTCGATGCCCACCACCACCGGGCTGCGGAACCAGGAGCGCACCAGCGGCATGCTGGGGTCCATCAGGCCGTCCATCACCTCGTCGGTGACGAACTGGCCCTGTTCTAACAACCACTTGATGTTATAACTCATCTGGAACTCGTCGGAGTCCTCACCCAGCCGCAGCTTCTCCTGGACGATGTAGCGGGCGTAGTCCGGGTTGTACTTGCTGACGATCTTGTAGTTGTACTCAAAGTGGTTCTGCCGACGACCCCGTCCCGCCATGCGCCGCTTGTTCAACTGGATGGCCCGGTAGAAGTCGCCCTTGATGTAGGAGGGCGTGCCGATCTTCACCATGGAGCCAGCGGTAGCGGCCATCATGGGATGGACCGACTTGCGCACCACGTCCTCGCTGGCGTCCTGGGCTTCGTCTATGACGATCACGTGGTAGGTCTTGCCCTCGATCTTCGCCTTCGGGTTACAGGTCTGGCGCCGGGCGATCGAGCCGTTCTTCAACCGGATGAGCTTGCCCTTGCCCTTGACCTCGTCATCGATCTCCGGGTCCATCATGAACTCGGTGGCGGCGTCGCTGGTCAAGCGCTCCACGATGCGGCCGTGCAGCGTCTCGGACTGGTCCTCGGTGGGAGCGAAGCACCAGACCCATAAGCCCTTCTTGAAGCGAGCCAGCAACTCGAAGGA